CTCATTAAACGAACTGTTAATGTTAATGACCCTAAACCGCAGACACATCCCGATCACACAATTTACGAAATCGAGGGCGATCTGCACGAACTAAGCAAGCTAGAAGATAGCGAGCTTATAGATAAAAAAGTAGTTAAAAGATCACAAGATACTCAACTCATCCTAGACCCTAATATGAGCATGGCTGAAGAAGTTCGTGAGTACTTGACCTATATACTAAACTTGCCTGATGATACTATCAATCAAGTTTTAGAGGAGTTATATAATAATGCTGAAAAACTTAGGGATTAAGCAGGTTGTAATCTGGACACAAACAAAGTGTTCGGCCTGTGAAACAGCTAAAAAAATTATGGAACAAATGCAGATTCCATACGAAACAAAAAATATAGACTCAGAAGCTACAAAACAATTATTTTTTATAACCTTTCCTGCAGCCAGAACAGTTCCACAAATTGTTGTAGACGGTACTTGGGTTGGTGGACTACAAGAATTTAAGAAATACCTAAATGATAACTCTAAAGCACTTAAAGTGGTCTAATTGTTTTAGTTATGGGTCAGATAACTATATTAATTTTGTGCGTGCCCCATTAACTCAACTAGTTGGTAAAAACGGGCACGGAAAAAGCTCAATAGCTCTTATACTCGAAGAAGTATTGTATAACAAGAACTCTAAAGGTATAAAGAAAGCAGATATTCTAAATAGATATGTTAAAGATAACGCATACTCTATTGAGCTAGAGTTTAGTCGAGATCAAGACACATTTCGTATTGAGTCTAAACGCGGTAATCAGCAAACTGTTAAACTCTACAAAAACGGTCAAGATATAAGTGGGCACACAGCTACTACAACCTACAAGGCAATTGAATCTATAATTGGTATAGATCATAAAACATTTGCACAAATTGTTTATCAGTCTAATGCAAATAGCTTAGAGTTCTTAACTAGTGCAGACACGGCTAGAAAAAAGTTTTTGATTGAACTCTTAAATCTTGGCAAGTACACTAAGGCTGGCGACGAGTTTAAAAAATTAGCACACGAGCTAGAAGTTTTAGTTGCTGCTGCAGATGCAAAAATTAAAACTATTCAAGACTGGATAGCTAAATACAGCCGCCAAAACCTAGAAACACAAACATTGCTAGACGTACCCAGCTTGCCAGAAAATCTTATACTAGAGGCTGACAGGCTTGATCAAACGCTTAGAAATATCGCCCAGCAAAACAAACGAATTAATCAAAACAATACTTATAAAACCTTACAGGCTAAATTACAAGTATTGCCAGTTCCAGAAAAACCCACTATTAATATTCAAGAACTAGTTGCTAAAAAAGCTGAGTACGATAAAACCGTACAAGACGCTAATAAGTTTGTTAAAAAGCTACAAAGTTTAGGTCATATGTGTCCTACTTGTGATCAAACAATTGATCAGGTAAAAACGACTCAACTACTAGGCGAGCAACAAACGGCAATAACTAGTAATACTAGTTTAAGCTCAGAAGTTGCTCAAGCGATTGCTAAGGCAAACGATGCCGTAACTGCTTGGCAAAAAGCTATTAAGTCGCAAGAGGAATGGGAAAAGTACTATCAATTAATTGACACAGAGCTACCTGCGGAAACACTAGATCACGCAGCACTTACAAAAGAATTGGCAGCACTGCAAAAAGAAATCGCTAGTATACGAGCAGATATAACTTCTGCAGAAGCCCATAATCAACAAGTACTAGATCACAACCGAAAAGTTAGTTTAATAAAAAATCAACTACAAGAAATGCAGGCTGATTTAGTTACTTGGCAAAACAATCATGCCGGGCTAACTAAAAGGCTAAACATAGTAAATCTTTTGGTAAAAACATTTAGTACTACTGGACTAGTTGCCTACAAAATAGAAAACTTAGTAAAAGATCTAGAAGTATTAGCTAATGAGTACCTAGAAGAACTAAGTTTTGGTAGATTTCAACTAAGTTTTGAGATTAGTGGTAACGATAAGCTAAATGTTATTATCATAGATAACGGCAGCAACATAGATATACAAGCACTTAGTGGCGGTGAACGTGCCAGAGTAAATGTAGCTACACTATTAGCAATACGTAAACTAATGCAAGGTTTATCTCAAAATAGAGTAAACTTGCTTGTACTAGACGAAACTATTGAAACTCTAGACGTTGAAGGCAAAGAGCGTTTAGTAGAAGTTCTTCTCAAAGAAGAAAACTTAAATACTCTGCTAGTATCTCATGGATTTACACATCCACTAGTAGAAAAGCTACAGGTAGTAAAACGAAAAAATATATCTAAGCTAGAGGACTAAATGCTAGAAACTATATGTGAAATATTTAAGGAAGCATATACTCGTGGATGGGTTACTACCCGTGATGGAAATGCTAGTGTTCGCTATCGTGAACAACCATATTTTTATGCTACTCCTAAAGGTGTCAGAAAACAAACCCTACAGCCTGATCAATTTAAAAAGCTACAAATAGTCCAAGGTATACACAGTGGGCTTACTGGTCCAGAAATGTACTGGTATGATTATAGAGCAATGGATTATACACCAATAAGTCGCAATTTAGAGCCTACTGGTGAAATACCTATGCATCTTAAACTACAACAAGAAATTGATACAGATGTACGTGTAGTCTTACATCTACATCCAACCTATACAGTAGCAGCTATGTACAAAGGCATAGACCTACAATGGCTTGTTGAAGAATTTCCTGAGTTGAGTCGCTACACTAGTGTTGGGCCTACGGTTCCGCCATACTTACCACTTACCCAAGAATTAGCAGATGCTTGTGTAGAAAATCTTGGCGTAAACTGTGTAGGTAACGTCAAGTACAATATAGTAGGCATGGATAGGCATGGAGTAGTTGCAGTAGATACTAGCCCTTGGCGTGCTTTTGAGCATATTGAGCGCTTAGAACATATTTGCAAGATTGTGATAGCTGGAGGATAGTATGCGTGCAAGACCTAAAATAGTTAAAGGTCGACATACTACTTTTGTTTACCACCGAGGTGGTCGTGTAGAAATGATAACAGACTGGGAAGCTCTGGCAAAAGAAATCAACGAGGCTTTAAGCCATAAAACAGAGCCAGTCAAACGAGGTAGTAAACGTGGTAGACAGCAGACAAAAAGGAGCTAGAACTGAGCTAAAGGTTAGAGACTTCTTACGAGAGTATACAGACCTTAACTGGGAACGTGTTCCTGCCAGCGGTGCACTAGATGAAAAGCATGGGTTAAAAGGTGACTTATATATTCCAGGTGAAAAGAATAGGTATTGCATAGAGGTAAAAGGCTATGCCGACGATCACTTAACAAGTCACATTTTAACTAGTAAAAACCCTACCCTTGTGGACTGGTGGGAGCAAACACTGCGAGAAAGTCAGCAAATAAAACGCGAACCACTCTTATTTTTCAAGTTTGATCGTAGTAAAATATTTGTAGCCTTTAAGCCTATGCCTAGCTCAGATCAGTATAATTATGTGTATGTAAACAGGCCGCCATATCAGTTCTATGTATCCTTGGCCGAAGATTGGCTTTTCCATGAAAGCATAGAATTTACAACTTGACAATTGTTACAATTTAGGGTATAATATATATCCTAAAAAATTATTTTTAACATATGAGTAAAACATTTCAACAGGTTCAAGAGCAAGAAAACATCCTTATGGTTGTAGACGCCTTAAACCTTGCCTTTCGTTGGAAGCATTCAGGAAGTACAGACTTCTATGAAGAATACTTAAGCACTATTAATAGTCTTAAGAAAAGCTACAAAGCGCGCTGGGTAATAGTAGCCGCTGATCAAGGTAGTTCTAGTTATAGAAAACAAATATTTCCAGAGTACAAACAGAACAGAAAAGAAAAATTTGCTGAGCAAACAGAGCTAGAGAAATTAGCCTTTGAGAAATTCTTTGAAGATTATCAAGCTAGTCTAGATTGGATTCGTTCTAAAACCGACTATCCAGTAATTCAGTTTAAACAGACTGAGGCTGACGATATTGCTGCATACATTGCTAGTACAATTGATAAGCATTCTATAGATCATACTTGGTTAATTAGTAGTGACAAAGATTGGGATTTACTTATTTCAGAAAATGTTAGTAGATTTAGCTATGTTACTCGTAAAGAGGTTACTGCTAATAACTGGCATACACACTATGAATTCACGCAAGAAAACTATATTAGCATTAAATGCCTAATGGGAGATACTGGTGACGGAGTGCCGGGTGTTGAAGGTATTGGGCCTAAACGAGCAAAACAACTCGTTGAAGAATACGGTACTGCACTAGACATAGTTGCTAATCTACCTATTGAAAGTAAGCTAAAATACATTAAAACCTTAAATGAACAAGGAGATAGAATTCTACTAAACTATCAACTAATGGATTTGGTTTCTTTTTGCAGAGACGCGCTAGGCGAGAACACTAAACAAATTGACGAAATTTTAACACAGTACATACAATGAGCAATTTTATCAATATTAATCGTGACTACGATCCAAACACCAATCAAAAAATTAAACAAGTTATTTACTGCAAAACTGATGATGCTGCATTTTTACCTTGTCGTGCACATCCCACAGATGCAGGTGCAGATTTAAAAAGTACTGAAACTATTGAAATCTATCCCAATGAACAAGTATTGGTTGATACTGGTGTAGCAGTAAAAATTCCGGAAGGTTATTCTGGGTTTGTATTTAACAGATCCAGTCAAGGAAAATTAGGAATTATTCTGCCACATTCGGTTGGAGTTATTGACAGTGATTATCGTGGCAATATCAAAGTGCCATTAAAAAATATTGGCGACAGCCCTTATAAAATTCAACGCGGAGATCGCATTGCTCAACTAGTTGTAGTGCCTGTTTTGCTGTGTGGATTTGTAGACGAGTGGAATGATACAGTTCGAGGAACTGGAGGTTTTGGGAGCACTGGACGATGAAATATATTTTACCCGTAGTATTAAGTTTAAGCATTACTAATGTAGTGGCACAAACTATTAAAATTGATGGTAGTTCAACAGTTTACCCTATTACAGAAGGTATTGCTGAAGAATTTCAAAAAGCAACTAAGATTAAAGTTACAGTAGGTGTAAGCGGTACTGGTGGCGGATTTAAAAAGTTTTGTCGTGGCGAAACAGACGTTGCTAATGCAAGTAGGTCAATTACCAAGCAAGAAATGGAAGCCTGTGGGCAACAAGGAATTAAGTACTACGAATTTCCTATTGCCTTTGATGCTATGACAGTGGTTATTAATCCCAAAAATAATTTTGTCAAACAGTTAACTGTACAGCAACTTCGTACAATGTGGGAGCCTGCTGCTCAGGGCAAAATTACTCATTGGAATCAAATTGACCCTAAATTTCCGAATCAACGCATCTCACTATTTGGGCCAGGTGCAGATAGTGGAACATTTGAATACTTTACTGAAGCAGTTGTTGGTAAAAGTAAAGCTAGTCGTGGCGACTTTACAGCCAGTGAAGATGACAATATCTTAGTTAAAGGTGTAAGTACTAATCCGTTTGGTTTAGCCTACTTTGGATATGCCTACTACGAAGAAAATAAATCTAAAATTCGAGCAGTTCCTATTGTAAACAAAGATGGTCAAGCAGTTTATCCTAGTGAAAAAACTGTAATGGACGGAACTTACAATCCTCTAGCTAGACCAATCTTTATTTATGTAAATGCTGCTAGTGTTGGTAAGCCTGAAGTTAAAAGGTTTATTGACTTTTACATGAAAAATGCAGCAGACATTATTCGTGAAATTAAGTTTGTACCTCTACCAGAAAAGGTTTATCAAGCTAACTTGGAAAACTTAAATCGTGGAAGAATAGGTACTGTTTTTGGTGGCCATGCTCGCGTAGGAATGACTATTGACGAGCTAGTAAACGCAGAAGTAAAATAAAGGAAAATTATTATGAAAAAATCATTAATCAGCCTAGCAATCCTAGCAACAGTTTCCGCAGCAAATGCTGTAGAATTTGGTGTTGGTTATACCCGAGATATTACCAATGAAATTAATGGGTATGGCGTATCTGTTACACAGAGCTGGAAAAAGTGGAGTCTTGGTGCTCAAGCAGATCGCTTTGAAGTTGTAGGCGGTAATCAAGATCAATTTACTGTTGTGGCTGGCCACGAAATTGCAAAAGTACACAAACTAGTTATTGATGCACACGCAGGTGCTACTTATATTCAGTCTGAAGTAGGCAAAGACGGCTTAGTTCCAGTTGCAGGACTTTCTGTTAGCTATCCAATTATCAAAAATATGAGCATTGCCGCAGACGTTCGTCGCGCTATTCGTATTGAGGATCTAAAACAGTATGAGGGTACTAGTCTAGGCGTCGGTATCAAGTACAAATTCTAATCTAGAAGGGGCGACATGACTAGCACACGAGCACAGGTAATTACTAGACGTACTTATAATCGTCCAGTTAGTGACGACGGTAAGCAATTTGAAACTTGGCAGGATACAGTTAGCCGAGTTATTTCACATCAAGCATGGTTGTGGCAACGAGCAGCAGGCAGAGAGCTTAAAGCTACTGAACATGCAGAGCTAGCCCAGCTTGAAAAGTTTATGCTAGATCGTAAAGTTACAATGAGTGGTAGGACTCTTTGGTTAGGCGGTACGCAAGTAGCAAAAACTAGAGAAGCTTCACAATTTAATTGCAGCTTTACAGAAGTAGAAACTGTATATGATGTAGTGGATGTTCTATGGCTACTCCTACAGGGATGTGGTGTTGGATTTAAACCAATAGTAGGTACACTTAATGGATTTTCAAAGCCCATTAAGAATATTGAAATTATCCGATCACAACGAACTGAAAAAGGCGGCAGCGAACAAAACCGAGAGTTTTGGGATCCAGAAACAAAAGTCTGGAGAATTCAAGTAGGTGACAGCGCTGAAGCTTGGGCCAAATCAATTGGTAAACTACTAGCAGGTAAGTATCCTGCTGATACCTTAGTTTTAGATTTTTCACAGCTTCGTCCTGCTGGCGAAAGACTAAAAGGTTATGGCTGGATTAGTAGTGGTGATTCAGCTATTTCTACAGCCTATGTTGCTATTGCAAAAATCTTAAATGGCCGTGCCGATAGTTTACTTACCCGTATGGATATTATGGATATAGTAAACTGGTTGGGCACAATTTTAAGTAGCCGCAGAAGTGCTGAGATCGCACTATTCGATTACGGCCAACCAGAATGGCAAGAGTTTGCAGTAGCTAAAAAAGACTGGTGGTTGCATGGCAACGCGCATCGCCAGCAGTCAAATAATAGTCTAGTATTTAATGAGAAACCAACTCACGAACAGCTAAGCGAAATCTTTGCAATTATGCAGGAAGCTGGCGGGTCGGAGCCTGGATTTATTAATGCTCAAGAAGCTAGACGTCGAGCACCTTGGTTTAAAGGAGCTAATCCTTGTGTTGAGATTTTACTCGGAAACAAATCGTTCTGTAATCTTACAGAAACAGATATTGGAAAATTTAAGGGCGATACCGCAGGACTTCACGAAGCTATACGGCTTGCCGCCAGAGCTAATTATCGTCAAACCTGTGTTAACCTCAAGGACGGTATCCTCCAAGAAGCATGGCATCTCAACAATTACTTCTTGCGACTTTGTGGTGTAGGTTTAACAGGTATTGCTAAGCGTCCAGATATGACTGGTTACGATTATGAATACCTAAAACGTACAGCAACAGCAGCAGCAATTGGTATGGCTGAAGAACTAGGATTGCCAAGACCCAAAAATATAACTTGCATTAAGCCGTCTGGTACAGTGTCAAAAATTATGGATACCACCGAGGGTGTACATAAACCACTAGGCAAGTATATATTTAATAATGTGCAGTTTTCAAAGTATGATCCCGTAGTTGAAAAGCTACGCGAAGCTAACTACAATGTATTTAATCATCCCACGGATGATACCGGAGTACTAGTAACCTTTCCAGTTGAGTGGTCGGATGTTCCGTTCCACAAACAAGACGGTAAAGAAGTTAACCTAGAAACAGCAGTAGATCAGCTAGAGCGTTACAAGCTAATTCAAACTAGCTGGACTCAGCAAAATACATCTGTAACTATTAGCTATGAGCCACATGAGGTTCCTGCTATTATTAATTGGCTAATGAATAACTGGGATTGCTATGTTGGAGTCTCATTTATTTACAGAAGTGATCCTACAAAAACAGCAAAAGATCTAGGTTACTTATACCTTCCACAAGAAGTTGTAGATGAGTATACATTCCGTAACTATGTTCAAGACCTAAAACCAGTTAACATTGATAGTGCAAATAGCTTTGATGCTATTTTGGATGACGAATGCTTAACCGGAGCTTGTCCAGTAAAATAACTTATGAATAATCCAACTTTTACCATAACTGATCTAACAGTTGACGAAATAAATATTATCTTAGCAGGGTTGCAAGAAGTACCAGTTGCAGCTAAAATAAGTAATCCGCTAACTCAAAAGATTCGTCAACAAGCTGAAGCACAAGTTCAAGAGTTCCAAAAGTCTCAAGAATTAGCAGCTAGTTAAAATAAAAAAAAAAAATCCCAGTATACTTGGTATACTGGGATTTTTTATTATCGTTGTTCAGGAGTATCGTCGTCACTATCCTCGTCGTCTATGTCGTGGTTGTGATCATCATCATAAATTGTACTTACAATTTCTACTAGAATATCTCTGTATGGTTGTTGAACTTGTGGTAAGTCTACTAAGTATATGTCTACATGTCCATTTCGTAATAGTTCTGCATGATACATAAATTGACCAAAAGCATCTACTTCTTCAGGAATGTTTTCATTAGCATAATCTTCGACAGCTTGAGCCACCATATCTAGGTACTCTTGTTCAATCATACTTTTCTGCTGAATAAAACTTAGAAGTGCTAGTGCTTTTTTGGAGCGCTCTCTGACAATTTGATCGCGTTTTTGACGTGCCCAAGATTGTCCACCATCTCCTCCCCAAAGATCCCAAGCTACTCGTCCCTTACTTGGAAATCCTTCTTCACCACTGTAAAAGCCTTCTGCTTGCTTGTCTACTTCGTGCCTGGAGAAAAAGCTATGCATTCGCATAACTGTTGAGGCACTTAGTGGTTCTCTGTCCTTTAACTGATTAGCCCTGGCTAAACCAACTAGAGTACCGCCAGGCTTACCTTCATCTTTCCACTTTAAGGCGCGACGGGCTGCACTAGCCATGCCTGAAGTTGGTTTATACGTTTTTGCCATGTTCATCCTTGTAGGCTAAAATAATTTGTTTACACATTTTTGATCTAACTATATCTTGTTCTAGGAATCTAACTACTTCTATACCCGGTAATCCTTCTAGTCTTTTTACAGCATCATCAAGTCCGCTTGTTGAAATATCGCGCTGATCTGGATCACCACTTAATATTACCTTACAGTTTTTACCTACTCTAGAAAGCATCATTTTTAGTTCTGTTTTAGTTAAGTTTTGTGCTTCGTCAACTAAAACTATACAATTGTCAAATGTTGCTCCTCGCATAAATCCTATAGGTCTTGGATCTATATCTTTATTTTTTATAGCATACTCATAAAATCCTTTACCCAGACACTTTTGAAATACTGCATCAAAAGGCTCTAAGTATGGAGCATACTTTTCCTCTAACTCACCTGGCAAGAAACCTAGCCCGCGACCAGTTTCTATATTAGGTCTAGTAATTATAATTTTTTGTATACGTCTGTGAAACAATTCTCCCGCTGCGTAACTAGCAGCTATAAATGTTTTACCAGTTCCTGCACTTCCTATACCAAAAACTATTTCAGAAGATTTAATTGACTGTAGATATTGATCTTGAATATAATTAAGGGGTTTTACATCTTTAAATCCGTATTCAATAGGATTTACAGTTCCTACATGTTGCTTACGGGCTTTTTTACTTGATGATTGGGCCATAGACTACCTTATTACTTTTTAACAGGTTCTGGGTTAGGGTTTTGAGATTCTAGTTTTTTGTGTATGCGTATTTCTTTGCATACCTCTCTAGTCTTACCGTCTGCTTGTTTTTGCATCTCGCAGACCTTTTTAGTTTTAGGCTCTTCTGCTGCTTGAACGCCTACAACTACCCCTAAACTAACCGCCAAAGCAATAATTAAATGTTTCATATTAGTCCTTTTTTGTAGAAAACTTTTCTGCTACAATAAAACCTAATCCTGCCATTACTAAATAAGTCATGTTTTCATACATAAACTGACTTACCGTATGTGACCAAAAAAGATCTGCTATAAAAGCTATAGCACATAGTATAAAAGCTAGAAAAGTAATGACTCTGCGACTACTAACGGTATGATTTACTCCATCTTGAAATATTGATCTTATTAACATTATAGCTCCGGTTGAGGTGCGCGAGGAGGAGCTGGTCTGCCGCCATATCCAATTATTACAGCTTGATTATCCACAGAAAGACTTGGTTCTATTCTGGGCGCTGATATAGTTGGTTCTTTTACTGCCTGTATAGTTTTTGTAAAAGATTCTTGCGACTGCTTTTGAGCCTCTAGCATAGCCTTTTGATCTTCAGGCTTTTGTCCCGCCAGCATAATTCCGCTTAAAGTACCTGTTAAAAATGTTGCTATAGGAACTATTAGCTCAAAAAACTTTTGATCTATTGGCGAGATAGCATTTAGTGGCTGAGTTACAAATATAATAGAGTATAAAACAACAAACACAATACCAGTAAGAGTAAGGGCTAAACAGACTCCAATAAAAAATTTAAGTCTAGCCATTAATTGTTCTTCTGTATAAACAAATGGATATCTATTTTCCACTAGTTACTCCTTTAGCTGGTTGGCACGTTTGACACGAATTTGCTGTTTGCTCTTGTGGTGGACCTAATCGTGGATCTCGTTGCCCTTTAAATATATGTTCTGGACAAGTTCTAGTAACATCGCAATGTGGTATTTTACACATAGGTTTATCCCAGTTATCTGGGTTTTGACATGGATAACGAAATCTATCGCCCCCAAATGCTGCTAAACCAATAGGTACAAATACTAGCAAAAATAGTAGTAAAAATAGTTTTTTATCATTCACCACATTATGCTCCTAGGACGTGTTTAGCATGTTCGTAATGTTTTTTACGATCCTCAAGTCCTATTGTACCACCATTGATGCGTTTTGTCAAGGTTAAAATATCATCAGCATCAGCCCATTGATTTAATTTATTAGTTTCCCAAAACCAGCAGGCACTTTGTGCAGCACCCTCAAATGTTTCCAAGAATTCTGCAGCTTCTTGCGGCGGTATTTCTATGCTGTGAGAAAACCAAGTATAATTTTCTTTGCCTGTAAGTTGAATTAAACCACGACCTCTGTATCTCCAACCATCTCCTGACTGCTCATCACCATTACCCATACGATTAGCATAAATTCTATTTGCAATTGCCTCTTGTTTATTAGGTTTTGCAGCATATTGTTGAGCTAATTCATCTGTAGGAAAGTACTTTGGAAATACTCGTCTTAAACTCTGCCATTTATAGTTTAAATTTTCTTGTAGTACACTAAATCCTGCAGACTCGTGCGCACACTGAGCTATAAATGCTGCTTGGCGTTTTGGAGTATTTATTTCATAGTCCGGAAATAATTGATTTAATACCTTTAACCAATATTCTATATGTTTATTTTTAGGTATTAATTCTTTTAATTGTTCGTAGGTTAATTCCATTACTTAACTTCCTCAAAAATTTTCTTTTGATTTTGATACCACTCAATCCAAGTTTTATTCTTTATGGCACATTCATGGTAAGTAGTATAATTTTCTACAATAGTAGTTGCTACATCACTTAGCTTAGCTCCTGAATTTAAAGATTTTAAACTTGGAGGGCATGGCTCTAGTAGTACGCCGGGTGCTTGTGGAAAGTTTCGCTTTACAGGTACTGGAGATGAACAGCCTTGAAGAATAATTAGAAAGATTAAAAAACTTAAATATTTCATTTTACTCCTTCTACAGCTTTATTGTGTGCATCTATAAATACACCAGGTATTTCACACACATTATTATATTTAACAACTTCTTTATCTACATACCTAACTACATCTTGCCCGCGTTCTCTAACAACTCTATTTTGAACTACAATTTTTTCTACTACACGAACGTTTTCTTCTTGAGACTTTGCTTCTGCTTGAGCCACCTTTGCTTCTAGCTCGCGAACTTTAGCCAGCCAATGTTCCTCGTTAGCACGAGCACCTAAAAGATAAATACTTATGCTTGCCACAAGCACTGTGGCAATTTGTATAGGTATTTTATAAGTATAAAGAAATGGTAGTGGAATAAATCTAAGAAAATACGTTATACCAAATATAACAATACTTATACCTAATAAACCATAAAAAACCCAACTAGGTAGCCAGTGAACAATCCACATATGTAATTCCTTTTACCATTTGCCAGCCTCTCTGCCCACATCAAATAACCAGACAAAAAACTTTATACTAATAGTAATAGTTATAATTAATAAAACACTCCAAAACGTATTCTCAATAAAACGTTTTCGTCGTTTAACTTGATCACGAATCATTCGTTCACGTTTTTCTCTAACGTCTCGTCTTAACTGTATAAAATTACTATAACCTTCTGGGCCTAGGTGCTGCAGCTCACCATAAATAAACATATGCCAAATTTCGCCTTCCATCTCGCGCAATTTTTCTTGGGCAATTATAATATCAAAGGCTGCTGAAGTCTCACTTTGTGTAAATCTAATCTTCTGAAAGATACCTAGTTTTTGTTGTCCGGTGTCGTCTTTGCTATTATTAATGTACTCTTGTAGTTGGCCCGCAGCATCAGCCCATTTTGAAAGTTGTCGGTAAACTCCTTCAATTTCTTGACCTATAGATACTGCTTGCTTTAATCCTCTAAAGGCTGCGGTTGCAGCAGTAAGTAAGGTTATTGGATCCATAATTAATTTGCCAAAGGATTATCTAAGGCTTTTTTAATCTTGTCGTCAACCTCACGGCGAATGGTTCTTAATTCTTGATTAGTGTCACGTTCAATTCTATTTACACGTTCATTTACGTTTTGTACAGTAGCATCTACTTGTTTTTGCATTTCGCGAACACTACTGTCTGCAGCTCGTCTTATTTCTTTTATCTCGCCATCAACCTGACGACGAATATCTGCAATATCTTTTTCAACTTCACGTTGAGCTGTTTTTGAGCTACGTTCTACACCTTCCAAAACCTGCTCTGTGCGTCTAATATCACCCTTTAGGTTGGTGTTAATATCGCGGGTATAACCAACCACTTTTTCCGAATTTTCTTCTAGTTTAATTATGCGTGCCTCGTACTCGCTAAAGTCAGGCGCAACATATTCAGCAATTTTTCGCTTCATGCCCATGTAGTCTTTGTAGGTTTCAAAGACTCCGTATAAGCCACCTATAACAGAACTTACAATACCTGCCGCAATCATTAACTTTGCAGGAGTAAAACTGTAACCACCAATACTAATAACAGTATCTTTGCTCATATACTGTTTTTGCATTCTTTCTAGATCTTCAACACTTTTATTTAGATCTTTATCTTGAGTACTGCTCATCTACCATCTCCCTATGTAAACGATCACTACGCTGTGATAGTGCTCTTTGTGCACGAGCATTATCACGAATTACTACTCCACGATAAATATCTCGAGTCTGATAAAAAGGTGCATCTGGAATAGTTGCTGATTGATAGGCACTAAATCCGGGTACATTAGCAATTTGATCTAATGTTTCTTGTTGTTGTTTTTGCTCGTTAGTTAAGGTTTGTGTTTGTGCTCGATTTACAGTTGCAAAAGCCTGTTGTCTGGCTTGTTCTCTAGCCCTAGGTGCACCGGTGCTTATACCGGGTCTAGTGGGACTAAATCCGGGTATTTGTAACCCTTGGCCTAGTGGTTCCGCTTTTGCGGCAGTGCTAGAATTGCTTTGAGTAGTTGCTAGTACTTGATTAACTACTGGATCAGCTACAACGGGTACTTCTGTAGCTGCAGCTACAGCGTCTTGTTGTACGGGGGCAGTTTGCACTAACACAGTTGTTGCTGCTGGTATAGCAGCGGGTGGTTGGTAGCCCGGGCACTGAGGGCTACTTTGTGGAGCTGCTTTACAGGCATTTGCCTGTACCTGAGCTTGATATGCTGCTTGATAGCCCGGACATTGCGGGCTGTAGAGCTGTGTTAGATTACACTGTTGCGTTAAGTAGGCTTGCTGGTAGCCCGAACACTGTGGGCTGTAGAGTTGATTTAAATTACACTGCTGTGTAAAATATGCTTGCTGGTAGCCAGGGCACTGTGGGCTGTAGAGTTGATTTAAGTTACACTGCTGTGTAAAATATGCTTGCTCATAGCCAGGGCAAGCAGAGTTATAAAATATATTTAAAGTGCACTGCTGATTAAAGTAGGCTTGCTCGTATCCTGGGCACTGGGTGTTATAAAGTGGACTTAGTTGGCACTGTTGATTAAAATAGGCTTGTTTGTACCCCGGACACTCCGAGTTGTAGAGTGTGTTAATCGAACACTGTTGTGTAAAATAAGCTTGCTGATACCCGGGACACTCTGGATTGTAGAGTGCATTAATTGAACATTGCTGTGTAAAATATGCTTGCTGATAGCCAGGGCATGCAGGGTTGTAGAGTGGGCTGTTAGTACACTGTACTTGAAAGTAAGCTCCAGCATATCCGGGACAACTAGTATCAAACAGTGGATTAGCAGCGCACTGTTGTTGGCGATATGCCTCCTGATAGCCTGGACACTCTGGGGAGGCTAGTGGGTTTCCCAAGCAGATGTCAGTGGAATAACGTAGTGAAACATTTATGTTTCTAATTTCAGGGCCGTAGTAACCAGCCCAGTATCCCACATCTCTGCTAGTCATCGCAACTTGAAAATTGCCTAGGGATGCTAAACTGTAACGATTTTTAAATTCTTCGGTACCAGCAAAGGTAGTCCAGTCGTTTATTCTGTAGGAATAGTCATGTGTTTTTTGTTCTAGAATATCAGCATTTGTGCTGTTATACAATCTAGTAGTAATCGTTAGTGGGTCAAATGTTTGTGCTTGACCACCACCAGCATTAGCGTTTTTAATATCCCAGCTGTAGTTATAACCACGTACTTGAATGCCTGTGCCTGCTAGGGCTTGATTAACTGCTACAGTTTGAGTTAGTGTCTGGCTACCATAACTCCACAAGATTGCTCCATCAGCTGATCGCTGTACCGGGCAAGGACCGCCGCTAGTGCCGCCCCAAATTATTCCTGCGTGCTGAGTTAAGCAGCCTTGCCAGCCGTAAGGCTGTATCAAATTTGTGGTACTCTGCGTGTCCTGAGCACTAGAGTAAGAGTAGAAGTAAAAGCAAGATACTAGTCCAACTACCATACTTTTCCAAAAATGTTTTTTCATGTTCTTGGCTTTCTGATTTGGGTTGTCTGCTGGGATTTAGGTCCCACACCTGCTTTGCTTCTGCTCCAATTTTTCCGTCCACAGGACAAGGTGTACCTGCATTATTCATAGCTGTAAAAACTCGCTCATCTTGACACAGGGTAGCAACTGCAGCTACTTTCATGCCCATGTCAAAAAGATTTTTTGCAAGTTTAATACGTTCGCAATTTATATCACGAATAGTAGAACCTGCACTAATGCCTAGGACTTGGGTTTGCACAGCTCCAGCAACACCTACAGTACACAAGTCGTTATTGATTACTGTAATTGTGGGTGAAATTGCTGATGGCGGAGGACTACGTACCGTAGTATCATTTTGATTTATACTAGTAGTAGTCGAATTTACTTGACTACTACTTGTTGATTCAGTTATAATCCTATCTGTTTGAGCAAGGGTTAGAGTTGATACTACAAGTAAAAGCCAAGTTAATTGCCGCATATTAAATCCTTAATAATGAAATCCTATATTAGAACTTCTCCAACTATTACGCAGGTCATTGTTTTCTTGAGAATTAAAATCTTCAGAACTAATTAATCCTTCACCCATATAGTTACTAAGAGAAAATGGATTTGCTAAACTAATAATAGGCGTACCAGTTACTGTTATTCCAAAATTATTACTACTATTATCTCGTATATTTCCAACAGCATTATCATTAGCGAGTAGTAATTGAGTATTAGTGATATTTGTTAATTTTCTAGTTGGTGGTGAAAAATTACTGGTATAAACCGCAGTACCTACAACTAGTCGTAAATTAGAAATATAGCCAGCAAAATCATTGTTACCAAGTGTAAAGCCACCAGCACCTATAACAGGTCTATTAGTGCCATTAATATAACTATTTGCATCAATATTTAAAACGCCTTCTTCATATCCATTTACATATAATTTAGTTGTACCAATGGCTTGTGCTCCTGCCCCGGTTCTAACTAAAGCTATATGATGCCAAGTATTTAAAGCTACCGCATTAGTACTTGTTATTTGATTTGCGCTATTTGTATGAAAAACTATTTGTTCTGAAGCATTTTTTGTTAAGTAAATATAGAAACCATTAGTACTAGCAGGTCTAGCATCATACAGATCTGTAGCAGCACCGGTAGCAAAATACACAAACATTTCTAGTGTAAAATTTTGTGCAGCGCTAATTTCTAGTTGAGAATTTGTTCCAATTACATTTAAGTAATCATTGTTACCATCAAAATATATTGAAGCACTCATATTAGTCTACAAAAAATTGAGGATTTCTGGTGGGTTTAGTGAACTGTTTGGGCAAGATTGCTTGAATACTATTTAAACCTATTTTTTGAACAGTTAGTTGGGTATTTAAATTTGAGTCAAGTAATCCGCCTATGCTATTTAAACCAAGTTTAGTAACCAAAGTTGTGGTATTTAAATTAGTATCTAAAAAAGCAGCTGGCATAATATTAAGCCCTTAAACAAACAATACCTTTACCACCTTGAGGCCAAGGTAAATAAACATAGGTATCAGATCCAACAGTTATAGTATCACCAGCTTCACCTGGAGTGCTTCTGGCTACATATACTTTGCACAAGTCACTTATATAGCAGTGTGGAATTCCCATTTGATGTTGATGCCAGTATAGTGGATGTAAGTATATGGCTGCGGCACCAGAAGAAGTTTTAGTTATGCCAGCAGGCCTGTATGCACTGTTATTATTTGTTATAGTATGGTAGTCAACACTAGGACTTAACTCACCAAGTATATTTCTTGTACCTGTTAAAATACTAGTATCTGGCCTAAAATGATTTAATACAGAAAATGTTGTTGGGCCACCTGTAGCAGTAGTATTAGGCTGCAGAGGTGGTTGAGTAGTATCTACAGCACCAAACCATTGAGCATGACATATAGGAGCAGTACTTCTAGCATCGTTAATACTGTCTCCATCATACTCAAAACTAGCTGTAATACTAAATTCTGCTCTGTTATTAGTTCCTTGACTACTACCTGCAATTAAACAATGACGACTACTCCAGCTTAAATATACTTCAGTACCAATAATTGCATTAAAATAAATTGGCTGATTGGTTCCACTAGAATTATAATAACTAGGATTAGTAAGTGTTACTCTTGCAGTTGCATTAGTACAACTTACCAGTGCAATTCCAGCTGCGCCTGCTGAAGAAAGTCCAGTATATTGATATAAAGTACTGGAGGTCTGATTAATCATATTTCTACTATATCCTAGCTGACCTAGGTGTATATACTTAGTTTGACCGTTTAGGCAAGGCGCACTTAATACTTTAGGAATAGCAGTACCTATAGGAGTAGCATCATACAGGTTTGTCCAATCACCACGACCAGCACTATTATAGATGTAACTACTTGTAGTATTAGCAGTAGTTAAGTTTGCTGGCGAGGTTACAGCTCCACTTATAACTCGTGTTATATCTGCCAGAACGTTACCAATAGTTTCTGTACCGTCTGCTTTAAAAATTAATTTTGCAAATCCCATATGTATGCCCTATTTTTTCAAAAATGTAATACCACAATCAATAGTTGTGGAGGTTACGCTCACAGCAATTGGTAGCCACACATAGTTATCAGATCCTACTGTGTATAAGGTTTCATAAGGGCCCGCCCCACTACCCATTTTATAAACTCCACTATACTGACTAATATTTATGATTGGTATTCCCAAGGCGGGCAAAGATTCATAAATTGGTACTAGTGGATATACACTTGCTCCGGAACTATTTAAAGTCTGCACAGCATTAAAACTATCTAAATCAGCAGTTCCTATTGAACCAGCATCCGTCCAACCGATACCTACAGTAGTATTTGTTTGTGGATAATGTAGATTTGCTGGTTGAAAAATAATAGTGTTAGTAGTAGTACTTATTGGGCCTCCAGCTTCTATAAATGTTCCTGTACTTGCTTCAGAATATTTATACTGTAATACTGGAGGTGTATTTGTAAATTGACTTAGTGCTGTTTCTGGATATTCAAAAGTTCCTACTATACCCATGCCATTTTGTGGAAACTTACCATAAAGTGCTAGATGATATTTACTCCAGCTAACGTAGATACTAGTATTTACAGTATCTACGTTCATATTGTTAATTCTAAAACCGGAGGTGGCAGTATTAGTACTATAATGAGCAGGATTACTTACCGCGGTGGCACTAGTAGCTCCAGTAATTGTATTTAAATATATACCATTTGATAAATAACTACTTGCGGAAAATGCGCCTGCAGCTCCGCCATAACTACCGCCTGTATTAGTAGTTAACCAAGCATACTTAGTTTTTCCCGCAGTTTCACAACTATTTTCTAACACATAGGCAAGTGTAGTAGCTGCTACTGTTCCATAGGTTACTGTCCAGTTTTGATTTAGTGTATTTACAATTTCACTGTTAGTAGTACTAGCATGGCTAAGATTAGCGGCGCTAGTAATAGTACCGTTTACTACTCTAACAATATCATACATTGCCTGTGCATTAGTTACTGTACCAGCAAAATTTAATTTAGCGTATCCCATTAGCTTTCAATCCTTGTATAGTTTTCGTGCACAACTGGATTTTCGGTTTTAATAAATAAACCTTGTGG